GATTATATTAAAAATCTAGAAGAAAATAAAGTGGATCAAGTTGGTATTCCAACAGGTTTTCCTATTTATGATAAGAGTATCGGAGGAGGATTAAGAAAAGGAACTGTTAATATTATAGGGGCAAGGGCCAAAGCGGGAAAAACCCTGATTAGTGATAATATGGGTAAAAATATAGCGGCTCTAGGTATTCCCGTATTAAATATGGATACTGAAATGAATAGAGAAGATCATATTAATCGTTTGTTGGCAATGTTAAGCGAAGTAGAAATTAATAATATAGAAACTGGTAAGTTTGCAGAATCTCCAGATACAAAAAATAAAATTAAAATTGCTAGTGAGCAACTTAAAACCATGAGATTGTATCATAAAAGTATTGCCGGCAAACCTTTTGAAGAACAATTAGCAATAATGAGAAGATGGTTAGTTAAGGAGGTTGGATTAAATGATGATGGAACAGCTAAAGATTGTGTTATTTTTTATGATTATCTCAAACTTATGGATAGTGCAGGAATTAGTCAAGATCTTAAAGAATACCAAGTTCTTGGATTTATGATGACTAGTTTGCATAATTTTGCAACTAGATATAAAGTGCCGATCATGGCTTTTATACAGTTGAATAGGGATGGTATTACCAAAGAAAGTACAGACTCTGCTAGTGGAAGCGATAGAATTATTTGGTTATGTAGCAATTTTAGTATTTTCAAAAGAAAAAGTGACGAAGAAATTGCCGAAGATGGATCTAAAAATGGTAATCGCAAACTAGTGCCAATAATAAGTCGTCATGGTGGAGGATTAGATGACAACGATTATATTAACTGTCATATGAAGGGTTGGTGCGCCAAAATCACAGAAGGTAAAACTAAATTGGAACTCGCTAATAATAGCAATTCAGACGAAGGATTTATAGTTGATGACGATGACGAAATCCCGTTCAATTGATCAGAGCAAACTGAAAATATTGGGAGATAATCTGTGTGATAATCTAGAAAAATTGCTAGATAATTTTGGTATAGAATATAAAGCTAATTCCAAAATGCTTAGCATGAAATGTCCTATTCATGGAGGAGATAATCCGTCCGCAGTAAACATTTATCCAGAAGGAGAAAATTATAGAGGAAACTGGAAGTGTAGAACACATAATTGTGAAAGTCACTTTAAATCTTCTGTAATAGGTTTTGTTAGGGGAATAATATCTAATCAAAAATATAATTGGGAAAAGCCCGGAGACTCTTGTTGTTCTTTTGAAGAAGCTATAGATTATATTCAAAAATTTTTAAAGCAAGATCTAAGTTCTATTAAAATATCCAAGAAAGAGAAAGAAAAAAATAGTTTTTCCGTTACTATTGGTCATCTTAATCAAAAAATAGAAAAGTCCTCCAGTAAAATTACGCGCGATCAAATAGTTAGGACCATCCAGATTCCTGCTCAATATTATGTTGATAGAAAATATTCAACTGAAATTTTAACAAAATATGATGTTGGATTGTGTACAAATTCTATAAAACCCATGTTTAATAGAGTTGTAGTTCCAATATATGATAATGAATATCGTTACATGGTAGGATGTACAGCAAGAAGCATTTTTGAAAAATGTGAAAGATGCAAGTCTTTTCATCATTCTGAAGAAAATTGTCCAGATAAAGAAGACACATGGAAACATCCAAAATGGAAACATAGTCTAGACTTTAAAAGTCAAAATTATCTTTACAACTACTGGTTTGCTAAAGATTATATACTCAAGAGTGCCACAGCAGTTATTGTGGAAAGTCCTGGTAATGTTTGGAGATTAGAAGAAAACGGAATACACAATAGCGTTGCTATATTTGGATTATCCTTGAGCGATAAACAAAAAATCTTATTAGATAGTTCTGGAGCAATGAATTTGGTATTGTTAATGGATAATGATGAAGCTGGAATCAAAGCAGCACAACAAATTAAACAAAAATGTCAAAATACCTACCGAATATTTATTCCACAAATTTCACAAAATGATGTGGGCGATATGAATAGTGATGAAATAGATAAAGAAATTAAAAACATATTAGAAAGTATAATGTGACAAAAATAGTAGCATTTAGTGGACGCAAACAGTCTGGTAAAAGTACCAGTGGGGAATTTATACAAAATTTTATTTATAATCTAGGATCAAAAATATCGTGTAAGATTTATAGTTTTGCTGATCCTCTTAAGAGGAAGGTATGCATAGATCTATTGGGGTTAACAGAAGCTCAGTGTTATGGTAGTGATGAAGATAAGAACAGTTTAACAAAACTACGATGGAAAGATATGCCGGGTTATGACGTCTCATGGACTTGGAATCAAGATTATGATGTCAGTGGATTCATGACCGCCAGACAAGTTATGGAGTTTGTTGGAACTGTAATTTTTCGACAAATGAAAACTAACACTTGGGAAGAAGCAACTCTTAAAGAGATAGAGCGAGACAATCTAGATTTAGCTATTATTGTGGATGCTCGTTTTCCAGATGAGGTTGATCCAATATTAGATGATGGTGGTTATGTTATACGGTTAACTAGAAATCCTTTCAACTCTAACGCTAAACCAGAAACCGCATTAGATCCAGATAAATATGACTGGAATAGATTTAGTTGCATAATTGATAACGAAGATATTACTATTGATCAAAAAAATGAGCTTATTAAAAAATTCTTAACAAATAAAGGAATACTATCATTATAATTACATACTTAAGAAGTTCGTCTTATAATACCCATAGTATGTGCGAACAACAGTTTTTTATCGATTATGGACTAGGGATTAAAAGTCCTTCTGGTAAAAAGGCCGATTTGGGAACTAATACTCACAAAGTTATGGAAATATTAGCCGGTATTAAATTAGCCATTCAAAATAATGAACAGTTTTACATTGATGATATTTTAGGCTCAATAGATATTAATAACTACAAATTAGAAGATATTACAACTAGAGTTTTTGAGCACTACAAGCTTCTATTTAAACACCACGTATGGACAGATAAAGATTTAAAAACCTGCCACCAGAACGTAAATACGATGATTACAAGCCACAATGGTACGTTTGATCCCAGGAACCGAGAAATAGTTAGCAGCGAAGGCCACTTTGATATTATTATAGACAAACCTTGGGCAGATTATGAATATGAAATTAATGGAAAAATTTTAAAGGGAAAACTGGGTATAAAAGGAACTATAGATTTAATAGCAAAAGCTAATGATGAAACTTTAGAGATATGCGATTTAAAAACCGGAGTAAGAAAAGACTGGGCGACCGGAGAAGAAAAAACTATTGAAAAACTATATGATGATGCCCAATTAAGGATATATCATTATGCTGTTAGTAAAATGTATCCTCAATATGAATATGTTATTGTGACTATTAATTTTATCAATGATGGAGGTCCATTTAGTGTTTTATTCTCTAAGGAAGATTTGATTAAAACAGAAGAAATGTTGAGAAAAAAATTCTTAACTATCAAAAAATGCAAAAAACCTAAATTAACTAGAAGTTGGAAATGCACTAAATTATGTCACTATGGAAAAAATACTTTTGAAAATCATCCTAGCATATTACCCATACTAGAATATAGAGACGGTCAAGTTTGTAAACAGGGAGAATACATGACCATGTGTGAACAAATCAAACATGAGATCGAACTGAACGGAATGAAAAATGTAGTTGACACCTATACGGCCGAAGGGTATAGTGTGGGTAAGTACAAACCACCGGGAGTAGCTTAAAATGCAGGAAGGAACAATAGTGGGCGTGGAGCACAATTATGTGCCTTTACACGTCCACTCTTAATCTCATTTTTCTTTATTGGATGGTTTAAGCAAACCCGAACAAATAGCAACAAGATGCACTGAAATAGGAGCAAAAGCTTGCGCTTTAACAGATCATGGTAACATAGCAGGAGCAGTTAAGTTTTATTCCTCTATGAAAAAATCTAATATTAAACCAATATTGGGTTGTGAACTTTATATATGCGATGACGATCCTAAAAAACAAGACAAAGAAAATAAAGAGCTTTCCCATTTTATAGTTTTAGCACAAAATTTAACAGGATGGAAAAATCTACTACAAATAGTTTCGGAATCCAACAAACCTGAACATTATTATCATAAACCTCGTTTAGATTTCCACACTATCTCTAGATTAGGGTGTGACGGATTAATAGCAATAACAGGTCATTTGGGTTCAACCCTATCTGATATTATTCTGGAAGATTATAAACTATTAAAAGATGATTATCTAGAAAAAGGTAAGGAGCATATTCTTTATCTGAAAAAATTATTTAATAATCAGGTTTTTTTAGAAGCTCAGCTAATAGATAAAGATAATTTGCCCGTACAAGAAATTTTAACAAAAGCAGTTAGAGAATTAGCCAAACTGACGGACGTTAAGGTGATATGTACTCCTGACGCTCATTATTGTAGAAAAGAAGATGCTAGTGATCAAAGAGTATTATTATGCAACAACTTAAAAACCACTTTCACAGATATTGCTAGAAAAATCAACAACAACGAAAAGGTTCCATTAGAATGTTTTTTCTCTTCTGATAATTATCATATACCTTCTTATGAGGAGATGAAAAATTTACATTATGACGAAGAGATAAAAAATACCGTACTAGTTTCTGATATGATAGAAGATTTTAACATATTGAACTCACCAAAACTACCTAAATATAAATGTCCTAACAATATTGGTCCAGATGAATATTTAAGAGAATTGTGTAGAAAAGGGTGGAAAGAAAAAATAATTGATAAAATTCCTAAAGAAAAAGAACCTGAATATGTTGATAGAATAAAATACGAACTAGAAGTTTTACAAGGTGCGGGTTTGAGCAGTTATTTTCTAATAGTACGAGATGTTCTAGATTATGTTAAACAAAATAAATGGTTACCTTCTCCGGGAAGAGGAAGCTCGGCTGGCTGTTTAGTATCATATTTAATAGGTATCACAGGAATTGATCCGATAAAATACGATCTATTATTTGAAAGATTTTTTAATGCTGCACGAGCAGACTCTATGCCAGATATTGATGTTGACGTTCCGATTGAAAAAAGAGAAAATATTATAGAGTACATTAAAAATAAGTATGGGCATGATAAAGTTTCTCAAATGGTAACTTTTAATACTATGAAAGGAAGAGGCGCCCTAAAAGATGTATTAAGAGTATATGGTAATGTTAGTTTTGAAGAAATGAATAAAATTACCAAACACATTCCTGATGAAGCAAAAATATCAGACGATCTTCAAGAAATGAAAGAAGAAACCGGAGAAGCTTCTATTATAAGATGGGCATTAGAAAATAGATCAGAATCTCTTAAAGAATGGTGTTATATAGATGAAAATGACGAACTACAAGGACCACTTGCTAAAAGATTCGAACAGGCTATAAGACTAGAAGGAACAAAAACAAATCAATCTAAACATGCTGCTGGTATAGCTATTAGCTCCACACCCCTACAAGATTTATGTCCGGTAGTATATGATTCAAAAAATGAACAAATGATTGCTGGTATGGAAATGCAAGATTTGGAAAGTTTAGGAGTAATTAAATTAGACATTCTGGGAATTGCTCTATTAGATAAAATTATGTGTGTTGCGGATCTTTTAAAGAAAGGTGTTAAATTATGATCAAAAAATTTGAAGATTTAAATGTGGGCGAAAATTTTACCTATAATAATGTTGAATATACTAAGATTGAAAAGATTAAAATTAGTTGTTGCAAAAGTGTGAATTGTAGTGTGGGTAACGACTCTTCAAAAAGAGAGTTTATTGATCCTTCTACGGAAGTTACAGTCAAAGATGAATAAAAATAAGATTTGTGTTTTTGATTTTGAAACGGATGACAAAGATCCTAAAGTTTGTAGTCCTGTTCAATTAGCTTGTGTTATAGTTGATCCTATTAGTTTAGAAATTATAAAAGACTCAGAGTTTAATATTAACTTTAAGCCTGAAGTTTTAGAAAATGATGAAAAGTATGAATATACAACAGATATATTAGATTTTCATTCTAAAGTAAGAGGATGTTCCAAAGAAGATGTATTAAATGATTGGAAAAAATATCCTTCTCAACAACAAGCTTGGAAAAGTTTCGCAAATTATTTGGATAAATATCATAGTAGATCATCAAAAAAGAGCCAGTTTAGTGCTCCTATAGCCGCTGGATATAACATTAATAGATATGATCTAAAGATTATAGAAAGATTAAGCATCAAATATAAAAATGTTAATAAGGAAGGAAATACAGACTTATTTTATCCTAGAGATGTAGTGGATGTTATGAACTTGGTATTTTACTGGTTTGAGGGAAACGATGAGCTTAAAAGTTATACTCTAGATAATTTAAGAGATTATTTTGGTATTAGTAAAGATGGTGCTCATGACGCTTTAAAAGATGTTAAAGATACTGCCGAAATAATGATAA